CCTCAGGGACCGAAGGGCGACCCGGGGGAGACACAAATCCGTTTTCGTCTGGGGCCGGCGAGCATTATTGAGACAAACAGCAATGGCTGGTTCCCGGGTACAGATGGTGCGCTCATCACCGGACTGACCTTTCTTGACCCCAAAGATGCCACACAGGTTCAGGGGCTGTTTCAGCATTTGCAGGTCAGGTTTGGTGACGGGCCGTGGCAGGATGTTAAGGGGCTGGATGAAGTGGGCAGTGATACAGGCAGAACAGGAGAATGACATGAACGTACTAAAAAAACTTATGCAGCGTCTGTGCGGTTGCGGAAAGCATGATGACCGTGAACACGGGCAGTCGCTTACAGCACAACTGCGTCTGGGGCCGGCAGACATCCTGGAGTCAGATGAGAATGGTATTATCCCGGAGCAGGCCAGGGTAATCACGCAGGTGGTGATACTGGATGCGGATAAAAAGCAGATACAGTGTGTGGTAAGACCGCTGCAAATCCTGCGTGCTGACGGGACGTGGGAAAATATTGGCGGGATGAAGTAACCCGACGGGTTCACAAAAACCGGAGGCCGGCTCCGGTTTTTGTTGTCATGTAAGGCAGATGTTTGTTAAAGCTATTTAAGCTTGGAGTTTAAATTAAAATAGGGAGTTTTGTTATGCCATTAACCTCAGATATTGGATCACGTTCATTTAATCTTGGGCTGGAGGTTGTTCGTGCCCGAATTGTAGCCAATGAGCGCGGAGATATTACAGTCGGTGGTGAAACTGTCAGTATTGTGTATGATTCTATTAATGGGCGCTTTTCATCCAGTGGCGGTAATGGCGGATTGCTTTCTGAGTTATTGCTTTTGGGATTTAATACTGGTCCTCGAGCCCTTGGTGAGAGAATGCTAAGTATGCTTTCAGACTCAGGTGAAGCACAATCGCAAGAGAGTATTCAGGACAAAATATCTCAATGTAAGTTTCCTGTTAGTTCAGGAAATTTCCAGTGCCCGCTTGAGGCTATTCAATGTCCAATTACACTGGAGCAGCCTGAAAAAGGTATTTTTGTGAAGAATTCAGATGGTTCAGATGTATGTACTTTATTTGATGCCGCTGCATTTTCTCGTTTGACTGGTGAAGGCTTACCCCACCCACTGACCCGGGAGCCAATAACGTCATCAATGATTGTAAGTCAAGAACAATGTATTTATGATCAAGCCAAAGGAAACTTTGTTATAAAATAAAGTTAATATATTTTTCTATAAAGTAATATTTTACATCAGTAATCTATATCAAAACGCCACAGACATTTAAAATATCAGATGTTGTCTGTGGCTGATACACTCAGATTATACGTGAAAGGTGCTTGACGTTACTCTGTGTTTGAACCAATCTAAGAAAATACGGCTAATGCATGCATATTATTTTGATGCATTCGCTTGTTGTATGTTTTCTGATTGGCCAAATGTCCTGTCAATTAATCCTACTGGTTCTACGGGGGCATTTTGGGGAATGATCCAACCACTTTCACTGATACTGCCTCTTGTAAGATATTTAACTTTTGCTTTGACGATAACTAAGTAATGTCCACGGCTAAATCGGTCAGCAACGCTAATATCTGTTGTGTATTCTGGTTCAATTCTACCACTTTTTATTTGCAGTTTTGCAGTATCTTCAGAAACCGGACTTACATTTGGGTTTGCAATCTCGGCCCCCCCTGCAGTACTATAAGAAACAATGTTTTCAGCCTGAGAGGCAATAGTTCCTCGGCATAATGTTACCTCTGTCATTCCTGCATCATGATCACCACTTCTGAATTTTCTGTAGATATTTTGTACATTTTCTTCTTCGCTAGGATATAAGTCCTCTGATATCGCGGGCAACGTTTCCTCTAACTCAGGTGAGTCATCAGTAATATCGAGAAGCTCCTCATCATATCCTATATCACCTTCTTTCAGTTCTGAATATGGTTTATCCGTATGTCGAATAAGTCCACCTCCTTTTAATCCGTCAGCTTGATAAAAGTTACCATTAGAGTCTTTATAAAACTTTACTAATGAATTCTTGCCGTTATCGGTAAATGTACCTGAATAGATATTCGAGTTTGATTCTTTTGTTAATTCTAACTCTCTATTATTGTATTTTATTTTGTTGGGCATCTCATTGGATAACGGCTGATATGAGTGTTGTTTTCTATAAAAACCGTCACCAGAACGTTTATAGTATCCATAGTTTTCATTATTAAATCCAGTGGCGCTATAAAGTTCATTACCTTCCATGCTTGCTAATTCCAAGATTTTCCTTGTGCTTTTTTGATAAATAAAATCAGTATTTTCTATCGATTCTATCACTCTATAAGATGAGCCACGTTGCTGAGGTTCATTAATTATATTTTTGTTTATTTTTTCTTCGGAAAAACGAAGGCCTGTGTATTTGGCATTTGATGATCTTTGTGTGAATTTCGATTCAGCTGCTGGAATTGCTTCCATACCAATACGTATTACATCCTGCATGTAGCTACATACATCCGTAGATTTTTCAACAACTGCATGATTCAGTATACTGCTAGTTCCTGCTAATGCATTAAATCCTGGTGCTGCACTCATAACTATATTCCAGATAGTACCTAATAGATGCAGGCCACTTCTTGATGCGGGACTAAGTGAAGATGATGTACGATGATGTCTGGTATCGTCAATATCAAAACTTAACTCGATTAGTCCCCCAAGCCCTTCTTGGATGACTTTATTAAAACCATAAACAAACGCTTGACCTCCATTCATAGATGATATTTTTGTTTTGAACATCTCGAGAGCCTGAATTTGTTTTGTATGTTGTTCTTCCGATGACATCCAGCTAGATTCTGTTATTTCACTAATCTGATGAACAAAACCTGTAATAGCATCTCTGAGCATTTTGTTTACATCCATTAGGCCTAGTAATTCACAATCCTGAATATGATTCTCAATATGATTTTGTGCTTTATAGTGTGTTTCTGCCCATGACAATTGTTTTTCTACAGCTAATTTCATTAGCCATGAATTGAAATAATGTCTATCTGAACTTGATATTACTGATTTCAAGTGCGGTGAAAAATCACTGTTTCTTATGATTTTTTTTGATATGTTGTTTACTACATTATTATTAAAATGTCTCTGATAATGTTCGCACTGTGCTACAATCTCACTTAATATGAGGCGATGGTGTTTAACTCCATTGGTGGAGCACAGTATTTTGTCTCCACCATCTTTTGATAAATGACGAATTACTAATTGCGCACATTTGAATATATGTTCAAAATTTCTTTTGTTTGATTTTCTATTTGATCTTAAATTATTCAATTCTAGTGTTAGATATATGGATTCTTTACCGTATAGATCATCAAAAAGTAGTGGTGTACTAAGTGAAAACTTATGCCTCACTGTTTGCATATAATGATTTTCTGGTTGTGTTATAATGAGCTCACCTTTTTTGGGGGGAGCGTAGTCCAAATGAAATGGCAGAGGGTGTACAATTATATCTCGTGCAATTGTTTTATAAATATTGAACTCATGCTCTCGGTTATCTTTTATGAAATCTCTAAAGAAAATGGATTTTCTATTATCGGATCCTATTTCGAATCTGTAATAATGATCCTTTATTAATTCAACTATGTAATCTCTTGCAGCACCTCTGCCATTGCGATTCCATATTCCTGTTTGAGAAAAAGTAAGCAATTCATGATATCCCCTAATGTAATGTTCTTGCTCTTGTTCTTTCTCTAATTTTGTTAACAAATTGTAAAATGGCATGAGTTTTGGTGCTATTGATTCTTCTAGCTTTTTTGCAGTAAGAACACCCAATTTTTCAGCTGGTGCCGCATGTTCTTCTGGAAGAGATCTTGAGTGTCTGATATTAATTTCATTAAATAGATTTCCATGACCGCTGTATGATTTGTAGTTGTTGTTTAATGTTTTAAATATTCCTGAGGCTAGTAATAGTCCATTAAGTGCGATTTTTTTATAGTGAACTCCATCTGATTGCGTGGTAATAGGTAAGGTTTCTTTATTTTCTATATAACTATCAAAAAAATCTTTCTGAAGAGCTTTTCCCTTTGATATTACCTGTTCGATATTATCTGTTAACATCTCTGATGTTTCGCTATCGAATAGTTTGTTTTCCTTCCCAACAGATATATGCTGAAATGATTCTGAAGAATGTGCCATTGCCTGTGGGGTTAATTCTTTAAAAATAATGTTAGTATATACATTAATATCATTATAACCAAGATTCTCAGGATTTATAATATGTTTTAAGAAGAAATTTAGTAAAATTTTTTCTGGAGATATTTCTATCTCTGATGTTTCTTTTTGTGGGACGATTAGATATCCTTTTTCATCAACGGCAATAAACAATTCGCTTATGTTATCTTCTTTTTTATTATATGCATAAGTATTTGCAATATGTATTTGACATTTATTTATATCAGTTTCTGGTAAGCTGTCTATGTAATAGTTAACTAATCTTCTGAGTGTTGGACTAT